GAGCTGTTCCTTCAGCCGCTCGAGCTGGTCCTTTTCTGCGATGTTCAACAGCCGTACCCCCAGCAAAAGAACGTCTGCACCGCCCTTGCCAGAAAGCCAATGACCATCCAGCTTGCGGCGAACACCAGCAGACCTCCGACCAGGGTGGCAATCCCCTTCATTACGTTGCTCATATCATGTCCTCGATCTTCTTGAGGGAGACCCGACCGGCTCGCACCGCCTCCGTGAACTTCGCCGTCTCACGCGCCGCAATGTCCCCGATCTCTTTGCGCCACTGTTGGTACAGCTCGTACCGACGAGTGGGCGAAGTGATGTACAGGGCTTGCTTCACGCGAGCAACGAAGCGCTTGCGGCACTCACGGAGCTCGTCGGCCCAGACCTCCTCCTGGTTCATACGTACGCCGCCAGATCAGGAGCAACCCAACCCTCTGGCTTGCCGATCTTGCCGCCCTCTTTGATGACGGGCTTGCCGTCAACCAGCTTGGCGTCGTTCGATGCAAGCACGGCCTGGTCGGCCGCATCCTTGTCGAAGCCAGCGATGTAAGCGACACCGTTGAGCGTCACTTCCAGATCGCACAGAGCATCGAGGGCTTGCTCACGCTCGTCGTCGCTGATGCGAACCTCGGCGTCACCCTTCTTCAGGTCTGCGGCGAAGTCATCCAGAACATGGACAGCGGCGGCGATCACCTCAAGAGGTAGGGTTTTCCCCTTGATCTCGACGGTGTGGAGGAACTCGATGAACTCCTCGATGTGGCACCCGACCTGAACCGACAGGTTCGCTGGGCCAGGTTCCTTGCCACACGCCTTCAGCCAGGCGGCAGTGCGTTGGTAGTTGGTCATTCGCCCTCCGCAGCGGCGGCTTCTTCGGCGGCGACTTGCTGAGCCTGTTGCGCGGCTTGGGTCTGAGCGTTGGCTTCCGTGATGATCAGGTCCATCAGCTGGCGCACTTCGCTGTGCTTGCCTTGATCCAGGTGGCGCAGGATGACGTTGAGTTGTTCGATGGTGAAAGTGAGAGTGATGTTCATGCAAGTTTCCAAATGGTTTTAGGTGCGCGATGGCAGTTGGCAGAGCGTTGTCTGCCATAGCCGGCGGAGTTGATGTAGCCCTGACGAGAAAGTCTGGTGGCGACGACGCCCCATGCCCTCTGATCAGGCGCGTGTGGGAAGCCGAACTTGTCGACCCAGACCCTGACGTCTTCAGTCATGAAGCCATCGGGGTGCATCTTGGCGTAGAGCTTGAACAGGACGGTCGCCTGGTCGCTCCAGTTCTCGATGGTTCGGTCAGCGTGTGAAGCGGCCAGCAACATGCCGGTCTCTGCGCCCTGCCGTGCGAGGTCGGCGTTGATGACGCTCATCGTGCTTTGCCCTCCAGGCGGTCAGCCACAAGCTTGGAATAGCCAGCGATGTCCACCCATGAGTCGGCGTAGTTAGGGTCGCCGTTGGCAATGCGAGCGATCTTGTGACAGATCATCTCCAGCGCTTCACGCTGGTCGTCCTCGAGCTCGTTCCACTTCTCCATCATGTACGACTTGATGGTGGACTTGAGCGTCTGCGAGATCTCGGCGTGGTCCTTGAACAGACCATACCGAGCACCTCGCTCTGTCAGTGTTGCGGTGATTGAATCAGACATGTTCCTCTCCGTATTGCTGCTTGAGGAACTTGTCCAGATCCTCCTGCTTGAAACGCCACTGCCGACCGACTTTGCCGGCGGGGATTTTCTTCTCACGCGCAAGTTTGCGAAGAGAGAAGACAGAGACGCCGAGATATTCGGCGGCATCAAAAATCGACATCATTTGCGATCTCCGTTGGGTCTGCTTGTTGTTGTTTGATGCGCTGGTACTGGGTGCAGAACGGGGCCACTTCGCAATAGCCTTCGCATCTGCGGTTCACGCCAGGTCGCTCCTCGACGTAGTGGCCGTCAGGGATCTCCCCGAGCTCCTCCTTCATGAACACGACCCTCTTTGCGCGTTTGCCGCCCTCTTTCATCAGGGCGTAAGAGGTGCCTGAGTACCAGCGTTCTTCTTCTGTGCATTCAACGGAGTGATCCGAAGTGTCCTGGACATCGGCGCTCTTGTGAAGAATGACCCGCTGACGCACATACGCTTCCGCCGCATCGAGATCCCATACGGGAACCTCAATAATCGCCACGTTCCGCTGAGGGTAATCAGGGTTTCGCTTGGCCTCGCTTGGCTTCCAGTCACGGAAGATCGCAATCACCTGCAAGCGATTGACGTCATAACCATTCTTGTGAGCAAGCCAACGCAAGCAATTGAGCTGTCGCTCCCAGGCAATGTCGCCCTTGGCCTTGTAGACCGAGCACACTTTCCAGTCCTGGAGGACGGCGTCCTGGAGGTGCAGTCGGTCGAACTGACCGCTGACGCTCCACCCATCGACTGTGGCGTACAAACGCTCTTCGACCAGGGCGCTGGTGCCAGCTCGCTCGAGCACGGTATGGACGGCCTGACCCATCAGCGCCCAGATCCGATCGCTCACGTCCTCGACCACCAGGCTCGCGTACTTCTTGCGAAGAACACGCACCTGCGGTGAGTCGATCAGCTTGGTCACGCTGATGTCGCCACCACCCGTATACGGGTCGTTCTTGATGGCGTTCACCAACGCGTCAGGCAGACCGTGGATGTTCGTCAGATTCATCAGAAGTCCACCTTGACTGCACCGCCGTTACCACCACGGCCACCGCCCTTGCTGTACGTGCCGTCATCGAGCTTCAACGTGCCGCTACGGAACGGGTTGCCGTTCTTGCTCACGCGATCCCACAGGGCGACCTGGTACTTGGTGCCGTCAGGGAAGGTCACTGTGCCGGTCTGAACGGGAGCCTTGTCGTTGGTGCGACGGTTGTTGTCAAAGATGACGATTTCGATTTGGTTGTTGTAGGTTGCGGACATGTTGGTGGTTCCTTACTTATTGGTGGATTCAGCGGCCTTCTGTTGAAGACGCGCCACGACTTCAGCGGTCTTCGCAAGCGGAAGATCGTTGATGCTTTGCAAGCCATACGCCTTGGCGATGGCAGACAACTCGACGCCAGCCTGTGCGGCCAGGTTGGTGATGGTCTCGAGCTCCCCTGCGCCGATCTTCTTGACGGGCTCAGCACGTTTGCCGGGGGGTGATGCGGTGGCGGCATTGCCATCGTCATCTTCGGGAGCGATGCCACAGGCCGCCATCAACGAATAGCGACGGGCATAGGTCAGGGCAGAGCCATAGCCCTGGGCGTCCTGCTTGGATGCGGGAACGTGCAGCTTGCCGGCGCTGAAGGTCTCGCCAGATTCGTGGATGAACGTGGTCTCCACGATCACGCCGCTCTCGCATTCGTGGGTCTGCTGGATCAGCGCCACACCGTTGTCGTTGAGGCTGTCGATCACGGCCTCGACACAGGCGGCGAGGTCTGCGTAGCGGCTCTTGAAGTGGGGGTTGCTAGAGGTCTTGAGGGCGGCGCCGAATCCCTTCTGCGCCTTGACCAAGGCTGATGCAATCTTTTGCATGGTGCTCCTGAGAGTGGGTTGATGATAGATTTCTTGCCGTAATACAGCTGATTCGATGTATTGCAGTGGAGTGAATTGTATTTGTATGAATATCCAAAGGTAATTAGGGATTTCCCTAATAGAAAATGGATTTTGGTCAGGGATAATGAAGGCCGTCAGTGCCAGGTGTGTACTGATGAACGCTGGACCAGATGGTATGAAAACAATATCGACTGGTCTAGACCACAACAAACAACCTGTAACTACATACTTACTCGTTAAGTACACACGTAGCTACAAAGATGTACGTAGGAGCTCATGAAAAATTTTTCTGACTATGGGATTGACCTGCACGGCAAGTCCGGCGAAGAGGTCAAGACCACCTGCCCACAGTGCTCACACACACGGAAGAAGAAGAGCTATCCGTGCCTGAACGTGAACACAGAGAAGGGCGTGTGGCACTGCCACCACTGTGGGTGGTCAGGTGGCCTCGGTACAGGGGTCATCAATCGCTCGGCACCGCCGGCCAGACGGGTCTATCCCCGCCCTGAATTCCGCCCCGCCGCTCTGAGTGACGGAGCCGCCGCCTTCTTCCACAAGCGGGGAATCACAACAGAAGTGTTGATTCGCAACCGCATCGCTCTCGAGCGGGTGTACATGCCCCAGATCGAGGACGAAGTCACAGCGATCGCATACCCCTATTTCAAGGGCGGCGAGATCGTCAACATCAAGTACCGAGACAACAACAAGAACTTCCGCCAGGTCGCCGGCGCAGAGAAGATCGTCTACAAGTACGACGACATCAACGATGACATGACCATCATCGTCGAGGGAGAGATGGACGCCCTCGCTCTGGAGGTCGCAGGATTCCGCAACGCCATCTCCGTACCCGATGGCGCGCCCACTCCCGAGTCGAAGAACCTCGAGCTCAAGTTTGAATTCCTGAGCGACGAACGCTTCGACAAGGTCAAGCAATTCATTCTGGCGGTGGACTCAGACGAGCCAGGCAAGAAGCTCGAGGACGAGCTCGCCCGACG